TTGGTCTTGCTCTTCTGCTTTCCAAGTATCAAAAAACTTAGCTTTTAACTCTTGCTCTTGATAAGCGTCCATTTCAGAGTTTAAATCAATTAAAATATATTGACCGCTTTCAATCTTTTTTCTAGTTTCAGCAATCTTTTCATTTAAAAATTGATTTCTATATTTACCCGTAGTCGTTGAATAGTCCCAGTAGTTTTTATCTAAAAAGACTTTGCCAGTATTAGAAATTTTCGCAATCATAGACTTATAAGATTGAAAAAATCTATTTCCTAAGCTATCAAATAACTCAAATTGATTAGCAACGGGACGGCCTGAGCTATTACTCGTCATTTGGATAGTTTTCATTTGTTTGTCCTTTTGTTTGTTTGTGTTTTTCTAACATATTGCTAGATACAATCAAAGTTTAATTGTTTCAGGTATAAAACCCAACGCCTTTTGGCGTTCCTTTTCAGGTCATCAGTCTAGCTGTGAACTCAGGCGGATATTTACCGCCTAAGTCCATTTTTTAAAATTTACTATTAAGCCGTCATTAAGTCTTTTAAGACAATTTCAGCTTGTACTTTTTGGAAGCAATACTCAACTATAGGTTTAGTATAATTAGTATGCTTCATAACTCTAAAAGCTGACATTTTAGCTTTTAAATCAGGAATAAAAAAGACACCCTTTACAATACTATAATTAGTGTCCCCGTCTTTATTCTGATAGATAGTTTCTTGATTACTCATTTATAGCTCCTTCTAATTGAACTAATTTAGACATAATTGCTTTAAACTCAAATTTTCTTTTTTGAGGCATTAAAGACATAAACGGCTGATTGTAAAATTTTAACAATTCATCGTTTATTTTTTTGATAGTGCCTTGAGCTTCCTTATTCATCATTATCATTTTAAGACCCTTTTGTTGTTATTTATAAATTCTAGTAAATTACTAGAGACAAACAAACTTTTTAATTGGTGGACTGAGTACCACTCTAAACCTGCTCCCGAAACCCTATCGCTTCGCTGTTGAGGTGTCCCACTCGTCCCAACTATGAGGCTGTTGGTGTGTGAAGCAATTTGAACTACTTAAACCTAAATAAAGAACATTAATAATTTATTCATTTAAATTACTGAACTATGAATTGTTATAAACCCATTAAAACGCTATTCAACAAAATAATGATAAGTGTGACACCCTGACGCAGTTTAAGGCAAGAGTAAGGCAAGTATTAAAGACCCCGTATTAGAGACAATCAAAAAAGAAAAACTCTAGCTATTATATAGCTATTAACTTACTTACTTACTCATTAACTATTAATTAAAAGGAAGGAATAAGAAGGAATGAAAAGAATTAAAGAGAAGATATTATATATATCATTTATAATAATACTTACTGTCTTAACCTTAGTAGTCTTAAGCTATATCCCTAAGTAAGAAAAAAACAGGCCTGAGCCTGTGCCTGTGTTTGTCTTAATGTCTGCCTGTGCGTGGCTGTGTGTGTATATAAAGAGACAAAGCAAAAAAACAGACTAGCTCACAGCAACAGCAAAAAGAAACAATCAACGGCTTAAGGTATGCCCTTGCGTGGTCTTTAGGTCTGCGTTGCGTGTGCGTGGGCGTGTGCCTATGTATATAGAGCCGTGAATTTCTTTTTTGTGTGCGGGGACGTGCCTTTGTGGGCGTAAAGAAGTGAGCCACACGGGGAAACGTGCCACCTCTTTTATACGTGATACCCCTACAGATTTTTTTACCTAATATTCTTGATTACTTTACTTAAAGCTACAGCTCTTGGATTTGTTTGAATAGCCCATTTAGAGTCCATCATCTCTACAGACGCTAATTGCCATTCTTTTCTTTTCATATAATCTAGTGTCTTCGTAAACTTAGAGACACCATCAACTCCCATTTGGTACATCATCTCAGTGATAACACCTATGGCTCTGTAGTCTGTCTCTGTTCCTAAGAGTTTTAAAGCTCCTTTATGAGCTATGTCAAACCTCTCATCAAATCTTTTACTCCAATACGCTTCAGTATAACCACCTTCAGGTTCTTTATGGTTTTTACTTAACCTAGTTCCATACCCACCTGTTAGCCAATCTTCTACTATGTGTTTACCATTAGCATCATCATATTCTAAATAATAAGGTATCATTACAGCTTTACCTAATTTATTACCTTCATTTTTCTTAATTCTTGTCTTCAATAATTCAATATCTTTATTAGTATCTTTATTATCCATTTGATTTATTAACCTCGTTTTCGTAAGTTCTATCTTGTTCGCTTGATGTGCCTTCAACGTACCATACGCTCCTGTTATCAGGACAATTACAATTAACGCAATTAGATTCTTTAGCGTCCTTACTACAGTGACACTCCTTGTCGCATCTTTCACATTTTGCCATAATATATCCATTAATAATAAGTGAGTAAGTAATAGCTATAGTATAGCTTTAACCCCTGACTTTTCCCTAATACGGGTACTTTAGTGTTTATATCCATCTTTCCCGTTTAGGTTGTCTACCCACTGTATGTTCCATAAATTTCTCTAAATCCTTATTTATTAGTTCATCTTTGTGTTGTTGATAAGAAAGAGTTTGGTCTCTATCCATTCTCTCCACCCAATAGTTAGCCGCAATAGCTAAAGCATCTATTTGGTCATCGTGTCTTAACGCACCTCTATCTCTAGTTATCCTAGTCAGTTGTCTAAATAACTGATGATTAGGTTCTAGCTTGAAATCTTCTTTAATCGTATTCTCATCTACCACTAGCCTGTGACCATTCATAATGGGTTCTAGGGTATCTATAATTCTTTTCTCTTTTTGTATATTGTGTCTTACCTCTTCTATTTGACAAGGGTGTATCTTAGCCATAATAGGTTTTAATAAAGCTGTAGCCATACCATCTCCAAAGTTAGACTCTATAACTACGTGATTTACTTTGTTTCTTTTAGCAATACTAGAAAGCTCTTCTAAGGTAGAAGCTGAGTAACCACCATCTAAAGCTCCTATATCGGTCAAATAAAGCACTCCATGAAGCATTTTAAGCACCGCATACGCTGTTTTGTCTTCTCCCCGACCCGCAGGGTCAATGGACATCGCTACCCCTTCAAAGGGTGCGTATTCATCAGACAAGTGTAAAGGAGCGACATAGTAGTCTCCCTTTAAACCTACATTTGGTATTTCAGGGTCTATACCCTTTAACTGCTGTGTACCTGAAGCCCACTGAATTTGAGCAGGAGCTTTTTCCCAAGTCGTACAACCTGAAGCTACAATTAAATCATTGAGCTTTAAAGGGTATCTATTGGAGTCAGACATTGTAGTGTCCAACATAAATTGTAAGTTAAAACCTGAACGTCCATATGAAGACAAACGCTCTAATAAATCTACATCATCAAATCTTTCAGGGTCAGTAGGTTGTCCTTCTTTATCTGTAACATTAGAAATAATTTTAGAAATCTTATTACCATATCCAATCGTTTGTTCTTTAGTTGGATATAAGGCTGTCCATATTTTTGTCTTGAATCCTCTTTCTTCTAATGTGTTATATAAACTCATTTCAGTTTGAGGTGTTCCTAAGAATATGATACGACCAACATCGGGTTTAATGATGGCATCAAATTCTTTCACAGTTTCACTTAATCTATCTCTCATTAATTGTGTCTGTGAGTTATTAGCTGACTCTACGTCATCGGCAATAATTAAATCGGCACGAGAACCTGTAAGCTGTCCTGTAATTCCCATAGATTTCACACTAGGTGCGTGAGAAGCTAAAGCGGGAGCTACATCAAAACTAATTTTAGAATGTCTTTGGTTATCTCTAGGTATTAAATGCTGTAATATTGGCATTTCATTTATTAACCTTTGAGTAAATGTACTAAAGTCATCAGCTCTATTTTTAGAAGCTGAGACAACCAGTATATTTCTTTGAGGGTTTAATAAAAGTTGATGACAAACAAATGCTGAAGTAATCCAAGATTTACCTACACCTCTAAAGGCTTCAATAACTAATCTACGTTCTTTTGCTTGTAGATAGTCTGCTATATCATATTGTATGGGGGTTGGTTCAGGGAGTCTGAGAAACTTCCAACATAAATACAAAAAATTTTTAAAATTATATAATCGTTTATCCATCTGTATCAAAAGGTACTTTCTCAAGAATATTATCAGGCTTTGCACCTAACTTTTCGGAACTGTATGTCTTACAGACCTCTAAACATACTTTCATTTCTGAAGCAGTTAGCTCTTCTCCTGATTTTAGTTTTTGGTATGCGTGTTTAACTAATAATTCGGGTAATTCTTTTATAATCTTTTCTATTCTAACGTCCTTGTCCTCTGTACTTTTTTGCTCCACCTTGTCTCCTTTTATCTTTGTTCATTGTGGAAGTAATCGGTCTACGTCCTATAGATGTACCTTTAAATGTTTTAGTATAATTTACTATTATTGCATATTTAGGTACATTACTCATCTTTTTTATTTCTGTTTTTATAATATTTTAAATAGGTTTCTTTTTTGAAAGCCCACATATTTAGTCGTGTTGTAATTCGGTGTATAAATCTTATAAGACGGAACATCATAAGACATCTCCTTTTTTGTAAGTTTGTTTATGTTACAATAAGTAATAAAATAAAAGAAGAAAAAAGCGTAAATTAAAGGTTTTAATTTTGGCATAGATTAAACGGGTAGTTTAAACGTAGATTCTTCTCCTTTAGGTTCAGTAGATTTTTTCCAAGCATCTTCAGTTAGACAACTATACATCATTCTAACTCTCATATCTTTAAATTGTTGAACGCCTACAGCCTTCATATAAGTTTCAGCGACTTCAGCAATTCGGTAATAACCCTTCAGCATACATTGGTCATCATTTTCATAAGTCCAATCAGTGTGTGTCATTGGGGGTAAACAACCGAGTGATGAACAAATAGTAATAACCAATAGTATTTTCATTATTCGTCTTGTTGTTTCTTTTTCCTATTTTTCTTGTTTGATTTTTTAATATTTCTTTTAATAAGATTAGAGTTTTTCTTAATTTGTTCAGATAAAACTATCTGACCTTGTTGAAGTTTAAATACTTCTTCTTTCATAGTCCAAGTTTCTTTTAAGTTCCAACCAACTAATGCTATTAAAGCCGCTAAAGCCAGTCCTACAATTTTATCTTTTAAATCCATTATTATTCCTTTATTATTCTAATATTAATTTTTTGATTGATTTTTCGCCCATATAAATTTCTGTTTCTGCTTCAGATTTAATACATTGATATTGCACATTTTTATTATATACTCTCATAGCAATCCTCTTTCCTTTAAGGCACTCACTCATTGTGGGCTGTATTCTATGTTCTTTAATCTCACCATTTATTATCATTAATAAAGCTATCACTATCTCAGTCATTTACTATAACCATTACTTCTTACTTTGTCTTTAAGCACTTCTATGGCTTCTAAAATTTTATCTACATCTTTTTGTAATCTATTTATATTTACTGCGTTATGTCTTGATTCTTTAATTTCTAATTGTATGTATTCAACATCTCCTAATAAACTTTCAATTAATAAAAATTGTTCGCTATCTGCTGGAAGTGAACCTAATTCTCCTCTTGGCCACTTAATAGAAAACTCAACAGCTTGGTCTAAATCTTTTTTCATTAAAACATTATCATTCTCTATTGAGTTGATACGTTCAATAACTCCAAAATATGCCCATACACCTACTGCAACTGCTCCCAAAATTGAAAGCAAGTT